GCAAGGCTAACCCCAACTTCGGTGTCAGCGTCAGCGAGGAATTCCTGCTCAAGGCGCAGCGCGATGCCATCCAGTACCCCAGCCGCCAGAACTCCTTTCTGACCAAGCACCTCGATGTCTGGGTCTCGGCACGTAGCGCCTGGCTGAACATGGCCACCTGGCTGGCGGCCGGTGATGACTCAATGTCGCTGGACCAGATGGAAGGCGAGCCCTGCTGGCTGGGCGTTGACCTTGCCAGCAAGACCGACATCGCTGCCATCGGCCTGATCTTCCGCAAGGTGCGCGAAGACGCCAAGGTCGAGTGGCGTGCCTTCGTGCGCAGCTACCTGCCGGAAGGCGCGATCGAGCGCGCCAGCAGCAACCGCGCTGCCTATGAGGGCTGGGTCAACTCTGGCCATCTGATCATCACCGATGGCGAAGAACTCGACTTCGAGGTCATCCGGCAAGACATCCTCGATCTCTCCAGCCGCTTCGATGTGCAGGAAGTCGCCTACGATCCGTGGCGGGCCACCCAGCTCGCCCATCAGCTGATGCAGGAAGGCGCGCCGGTCATCGAGTACCGCAACACGGTCCAGAACATGAGCCCCGCCATGCGCGAAATGGAAGCCGCCGTCACTGGCGGCCGCTTCACGCACCCGGCTGACCCGCTGCTCACCTGGATGGCCAGCAACGTGGTCGCCAAGGCCGACGCCAAAGAGAACATCTACCCGCGCAAGGAAGCCGCCGACAACAAGATCGACGGCATCATCGCGCTGCTCATGGCGTTGGGGCGTGCCATCACCCTCGATATCGAGCCACCCAGCATTCTCGACTCCCTCTCAGACGACGACTTCCTGGTCATGTGACATGCGAAACCTACTGTTCGACACCCTCGGGCTGGCCGGCTTCGCCAGCCTGACGGGCGGCCTGTACCTGCGATTCGGCCTCGCGGACGCGCTGATGGCCAGTGGCAGCCTGCTACTGATGTTGGCACTGCTCGGCGCACGCGCCATGCGCAAGGGGGCCTCATGATTCTCGATCAACTGTTCTCCACCCGCTCGGTCGAGAACCCGGCAACACCGCTCAGCGGTGAAGCGCTGGCCGACTATCTCCGGGGCGACTCCAGCATCAGCGTCAACCAGCAGAGCGCCATGACGCTTGGGGCGGTCTACGCCTGCATCTACGTGCTGTCATCCTCGCTGGCGCAATTGCCGCTGCACGTCATGCGCAAGCAGAACGGCGTCATCACAGCCGCTACAGACCACCCCGCGTATCAGCTGCTGCATGACGAGCCCAACGACTGGCAGACCAGCTACAAGTGGCGCGAGACGGCCCAGTCCCATGTGCTCGGCTGGGGCAATGGCTACACCGAGGTGGTTCGTGATGCGCGAGGCAATGCCGTCTCTCTTCAGCGCCATTGCCCCTGGAACTGCAGCCCGGTGAAGCGCGGCAACCGCTGGCTATATGCCGTCACCGATGAAGAGGGCTCACGCGCCGTCGCTACCGAGGACATGATCCACGTTCGTGCACTCGGCTCGCACGATCGCACCGGCGTCAGCGTGGTGCGCCAGCACGCCGAGACCATTGGCCTCGGGCTGGCGGCACAGCGCTACGGCAAGGATTTCTTCGAGGGAGGCGGGCGCCCGACCGGGCTTGTCACCGTCAAGGACAGCTTGAACGCCGATAGCTGGAATCGCCTCAAGGAGACCTGGGCCAAGGCCGTGGCCAGTCTGCGCCAGTCTGAGAACAAGACGCTGATGCTCCCCGCACAGCTGGATTACAAGTCGATCACCATCGCGCCGGAGGACGCTCAGTTCCTCGAGACGCGCAAGCTAAACCGCTCCGAGGTGGCCGGCATCTTCAATGTGCCTGCGCACATGATCAACGACCTGGACAAGGCCACCTTCTCGAATATTTCCGAGCAGGCCATCCAGTTCGTGCGGCACACGATGATGCCCTGGGTCATCAACTGGGAGCAGGAGATCAACCGCGCCATCTTCACACCCACCGAGCGACGGGCTGGCTACTACGCCAAGTTCAACCTCGCCGGGCTGCTGCGCGGCACCCCCACGGAGCGTGCCGAGTTCTATCACAAGGCCATCACCGATGGCTGGATGGACCGCAACGAAGTCCGCGCCCTGGAAGACATGAACCCACGCGATGGCCTCAGCGAAATGCTGATCAGCGTCAACGCCACCCCAGCCAGTCAGCTGGGCCAGTCAACCTCGCCCGAGGACTCCACATCATGAGTGAGACAGAAAAGCGCGCCCTGACGTGCGAGGTCCGCGCCGAAGCGGGCGAAGAAGGGCAGCCGTTGCGGATCATTGGCCACGGTGCCGTCTTCAACAAGCGCAGTGAAATGATCATGGGCATGTTCAAGGAGCAGATCGCCCCCGGCGCGTTCGACAACGTGCTGGGCGATGACGTGCGCGCCCTGTTCAACCATGACCCCAACTTCGTGCTCGGCCGCACCCTCAGCAACACGCTGTCGCTGTCCGTGGATGAAGAAGGCCTGCGCTACGAGATCGACCCACCCGATACCCAGTCGGTGCGTGATCTGGTCATGGCGCCGCTGGCACGAGGTGACATCACCGGCTCCAGCTTCGCCTTCCGTGTCGCCCCCGATGGTGACGAGTGGGGCGAGGACGAGCACGGCGTCATCGTGCGCACCATCCACCGATTCAGCCGCCTGCTGGATGTGTCCCCCGTGACCTATCCGGCTTACCCCGATGCGGGCGCCGCCAAGCGGTCGCTCCAAGCCCGTTGCGATGAACTCCGAGAGATCACGCAGCGTGCCGTCAATCAGCGCCGCGCCCGCGAGCGCTTCCTTGAACTCATCAATGCCTGAGCCCGTGGAGGCTACATGAAACTCTCTGAACTGAAGCAGAAGTACGCGGCCATCGCCAAGGACATGCGCAAGATGCATGAAGATGCCGGCGACACCGAATGGAAGGATGAGCAGCGCAGCCAGTGGCAGTCCATGAAGAGCGAGCTGGATGGCCTGCAGGACAAGATCGATCGCGAAGAAGCGCTGCGCGATGCGGATCAGCGCTTCGTGCGTGACAACGAAGAGGAGCTGCGCGGCCAGTCTCAGACGCCGGAAGCTGGGCAGTCCCAGGGCCCGAGTGTGGACGAGCAGCGTGCCGCGGCCTTCGATGCCTTCGTGCGTGAAGGCATGGGCAACATGAGCAAAGAGCAGCGCGCGGTCATGCGTGAGATGCGGGCTCAGGCAGCGGGTGTGGATGACAAGGGCGGCTACACCGTCCCGACCACCATGCTCAACCGCATCCATGAGTCCATGAAGGATTACGGCGGGCTGGCCTCGGTTGCCCAAATCCTGAATACCTCCGATGGCGCCAACATCGAATGGCCGGTGTCTGACGGTACCGGGGAAGAGGGCGAGCTGCTGGGGGAGAACACCGCCGCCAGTGAAAAGGATGTCGAGTTCGGCATCCAGAACCTCGGCGCCAAGAAGCTGAGCTCCAAGGTCATCCGTGTCTCCAACGAGCTGTTGCAGGACTCGGCCTTCGACATCGAGGGCTTCCTGGCCTCGCGCATCGGCTCCCGTATCGGTCGCGCCGAAGCCAAGTACCTGGTGAGCGGTACCGGTGCCGGCACACCCCAGCAGCCCAAAGGCCTCGCCACCTCGGTCACTGGCACCGTGGCGGCAGCCGCTGCGGCAAGCCTGAACTGGAAGGACATCACCAAGCTGATCCACAGCATTGATCCAGCGTACCGTCGCGCGGCGAACTTCCGTCTGGGCTTCAACGACAACACCCTGCAGAAGATCACCGAGATGGAAGATGGCCAGGGCCGCCCGCTGTGGCTGCCGGCCGTCGCGGGCCTGGCGCCATCCACGGTACTCGGTCAGTCCTACTTCATTGATCAGGGCTTCGAGGACATGGCCGCGAGCAAGAAATTCATGTTCGCCGGTGACTTCCAGCAGTTCGTGATTCGCCGCATCAACTACATGACGCTCAAGCGCCTGGTCGAGCGCTATGCCGAGTTCGACCAGACGGCCTTCCTCGCCTTCCATCGCTTCGATTGCGTGCTGCAGGACACCGCCGCCATCAAGGCGTTGACCGGCAAGGCGGCCTGATCTTCATCCACCACCTGACACAAGGGCCGCCGCCGTGCGGCCCTTGTCTGTTGGGGCCAACCCCATGAGGCATGTCGATGCTCGAGCTGGACATCATCAAGCTGCACGTCCGGCTGGAGCCGGACTTCTCCGAGGACGATCAGCTCCTGGAGACCTATTCCAATGCGGCCCGGCGCGTCATTGAAGGGCGCACGGGGCGCACGCTGTATGAAACCCACGACGCCATCCCGACAGAAGGGGATGAGCACGCGCTGGTCATCGATGACGACATCACCACCGCCATGTTGCTGCTGATCGGCCACTGGTACGAGACCCGCGAAGCCGTGGTCATCGGCACCATTACCTCAGAGGTTCCCATGGCCGTGGGCGCCCTGGTCGATCACTACACCCATTACCACTTCGCATGAGGTGACTATGCGCGCTGGAAAGCTCCGACACCGCGTCACTCTGCTGGGTAGCCGCACCGGGCACCCGCCAAGCTGGCCCACCTTGCGTGAGGTCTGGGCCGAATTCGTGGAGCCCAAGAGTGCCGGGCGAGAAGAGCAGGCGGGTATCCGTGCCCCATCATCCACGCTGGTGCGCATGCGGCCTCGTGCCGAGCTGGCGGCAGGCCAGATCATCCGCCGCCGCGATGGGGTGCTGTTCATCATCGAATCCATCGACCCGGCACGCAGCATGGTCGAGATTGCCGCGCGTCGCCTGCAGGGCGTGTCTGCCGAGTATGAGCCGCTGAGTGGTGAGGCCTATCCCATTCAGGCATGGCTGCACCGACAGAACGTCTTCATCGGCCAGGCCAATGAGGCCCGCAACGTGGTCGAGGTGCTGCAACCGGAGCTGCGCTGGCCATGGCCGGAGCCCGGCGACATGATCCACATCGCCGGCCTGGCGCTCGAGATCGAAGGCATCGTGGAAGGCAGCGATGACGGCATCAGCGTGCAGCTGTTCACCATCCCTCGCTGACAGGAGGCTGCATGGCGCGCAAACGCGGCAAGAATTCACGGCTGCCCAAGGGCGTGGCCATCGAGGGGCTGACCGAAAGCCTGGCGGAGTTCAAGGCGCTACCTGCGGCCACCCGCCGCGCGATGACCTCGGCCATCAATGAGCAGGCATCCGCGACCCGCAAGCAGCTCATCGATGACATCAGCGCCGATGGCAAGGTCAGGCCGACGGCGGTGCGCTCGCGTATCACGGTCGAGAAGGCCAGCAAGGACCAGCCCAGCGCCAGCCTCACGCTCAGCCGCTCGCCGGTGCCCTTCAAGTCCTGGCAGTACAGCACCGAGGTGGAGGATGGCACTGGCACCCGCGCCAGTATCTGGATTCGCAAGGGCGGCCAGCGCATGCGGGTCTATGGCTTCGTCAATCCCAAGGGTGGCAGCAAGACACCGCTGGTGCGCTACCGCAAGGGCAGTCAGCGTCGCCTCACCCGTGCCAACGGCTGGACCCTCAAGAACCACTGGAATCATCAGGTGAATGGCGAGCTGCGCAAGCAGGTCGCCTTCGACCTCCAGCAACGCTTCCTCGCTCGCTTGGCCAAGGAGAGAGCCACATGACGCCCATCACCCGCGTGATCGATGCCTTCGTGGCACAACTGGCGGCCATCTCGACGGCCAATGGCCATGCCACCGACATCGCGCATATCGAGACCGAGGCCATCCAGATCAACCTGCGCTCGGAGACCCCGCTGCCACTGCTGCATGTCCGTCGTCTGGCCAGCAATGTAGAGGCCCGCGCCGGGCGGGGGACGCGCAAGGAATCGATCAGCCTTCAGATCGAGGCCTACCTCGACCTCAAGACGCATGGGCGTGCCGGTCAGGATGCGCTGCTCAATGATCTTTACAACGCCATCTATCCAGAGAGCCAGGTGCTACTCGATGGGCTGGCGGTCACCATCACGACTGGTGAAGCCGAACTGGATGATGCGGAGCTGGGCAGCCGCATTCTTCCCATCTATCTGCCCGTGACCATCACCTACACCCGCACGAGGTAACTCATGGCTGACTTCAAAGACACAGGCCTGATCATGTCTGGCGACATCTTCATGGCCGAGGTGGGTGCCGACGGCAAGTTCGGCGCCCTGAATGGCCCGATGAACGTGCCGTCCCTGAGCATCACGCCGACCAGCGTGAACCGCATTTCTCGCCCTTCCTTCCAGAAGGACAACTACGGGCAGGCGCTGGATGCCGTCAACCTGCCCAGCGATTCGGCCAGTGTCACCATCCAGTTCGATTCCATGCCGGCCGCCATGCTGGCAGAAACGCTCGGTGGCACGGCAGAGCTGGCCGATGCTGAATCTGACAGCGTGACCGGCGAGGCGCTCACCCTGACGGAAGGGGCCTGGGCCGCGCTTCCGCATTCCTCGCTGGCCGCGGGCAGTGTCGTGGTCACCAAGGACGCCACCGATGTCACTGCTGACTGCGAAATCAACCTGAGTGCCGGCCTGATCAAGGCGCGTACCGCTTCCGCGGCAGGCGATGTCACCGTGGATTACGACACCGAGGCGGTCACTGGCCATCGCGTGATGGGGGACACAGAGATCTCCAAGCCGCGTTACATCCTGGTGGATGGCATCAACCTGGCCACCGGCAAGCGTACCCGAGTCGAGATCTTCCGTGCCGTGTTGTCGGCGGATCAGGCCACCGAGCTGATGGGCACCGAGTTCATCACCGGGCAGCTGTCCGGCTCGCTGGTGGTGCCACCCGGCAAGGGCGCTGCTTACACCGCCACCATGTACAGCTAACGGGAGCGAGCAATGACCGACAAGACCGCTACAGTCAAGACTGGCACTGAAGCCAAGCCTAGCGACTCGGTGAGCGTCAAGCTCAAGAAGGCGCACCGCCACGGCGGCAAGGAGTATGCCGTCGGCGACTCCCTCACCCTCGAGGTGCGCCAGCTGGAGCGTCTGAAGAAGGCGGGCAAGGTCTGAGCCTGCCTGCTGTGAGTTGCACCAACTAGCCCGCCATCTGGCGGGCTTTTTCATGTCCGGAGCACGACACGATGGCCAATCAGAGTGACATTCAGCTGCGCATTCAGGCCGCGGTCGATGGGCTGCAAGACATCGGCAAGCTGATGAGCGAGCTGGACAATCTCGGGCAGGACAGCAGCGAAGCCTCAGCCGAGGTCGAGCGTCTTTCCGAAGAGATGTCGGCCATCGGCCAGCAACAGAAGCTGGTCACCCAGATCAATAAGGTCGCGGCGGTCGTGGATGACGCCGGGACCGCCATGCGCGAGGCCGTGGGCAAGGCCGATGACTTGCAGGCCGCGTATGAAAATTCCGCCAACGGTGCGGACTCGCTGCGGCTGGCGACACAGCGGGCCGCGCAAGAGGCGGACGACGCCAAGGCGGCGCATGTCGCCCAGGCCCAGACGCTGACCCAGCTGCAAACCAGCTACAAGGGCGCCCAGACCGCCACCACCGCCGCCCGTCAGGCATGGCGTGATGCCGCCCAGCGTGTGCGTGACCTCAAGTCCGAGATCGGCCGGAGCGCCAACGCCACTGATGAGCAGCGTCAGGCATTGTCGCGGGCCAGTGGTGCCGTGGAGCAGGCGAAGGACGCCTACGACGCCCAGGCACAAAGCCTCAGCAGCCTGCGTGATGAGTTGCAGCAGCAGCGTGAAGCGACGGATGAGGCCAAGGAAGAGTGGCAGAACGCCAGCGCCAGCGCCGCCCAGCTGACTGCCGAGCTCAAGCCGGTCGAGCGTGAACTTAAGCAGCAGGAAAAGGCCCTCAACAAGGCCCGTGCGGCCGCTGACAAGGCGACCGCCGGTCATGAGGCTCAGGCCCAGAAGCTCGCGCGCCTGCAGCAGGATGCCCACGCCGCGGGTGTGGACATCGACAACCTGGCCGGTGAAGAACAGCGCCTGGCCCGTGCTTCCCGTGAGCTGGAAGACGACGTGACCTCGCTGGCATCCGGCCTGCGTGAGACTGCCGCGGCCGCTCGCGAGTCCGGTGAGGCTGCCGAGCGCAGCGAAAGCCGTTTCAGGAAGGCGGGCGCCTCATTGCAGCAGTGGGCCGCCGGCGCAGCTGCCGCCGCTGTGGCGGGTGTGGGCTTGGCCGTTGGCTGGGCCACGCGCTACACCGCCCAGCAGGCCGAGATGGCCCAGCAGCTGGATATCACGTCGCGCTCGCTGGGTATCTCCACCCAAGCGCTGCAGGGCTATCAGTACGCCTTTCAGCGTGCCGGTATCGATGCCGACAAGACCGGCAATATCTTCAAGGACACTGCCGACAAGATTGGTGACGCCTACCAGAACGGCGGTGGGGAGGCGCAGGACGCCCTCGATGCACTGGGGATCAAGGCCGAGGAGCTGATCGAGCTGGCGCCGGACGAGATGATGCTGCGCCTGGCCGATGCCATGAAGGATCTGCCCCAGGCAGCTCAGGTCAACCTGCTGGAATCGCTGGCAGACGATGCCACGCGCCTGCAACCGCTGCTCGCCGACAATGCCGCTGAGCTTCGGGCGCTGATGGCAGAGGCTGATCAAGTAGGTCTGATCATGTCCCCTGAGCAGATCGCCAATCTGCAAGCGACCGATGCGGCCATCACCCGCCTGCAAGGCCGGCTACAGGGGCTGAGCAATCGCCTGCTGGGCGAGCTGTCGCCGGCAGTCAATCAGGTGTCCGCTGACTTCGAGCAGGCACTGGCGGAAAACCCCGGGCTGCTGGACGACCTCGCCACGGCCATCGGGGGTGTGATTCGCACTGGCGGTGAGTGGGCGCGCAGCTTCATAGAGCATCGCGAGCAGATCGGCGGCGCCATGCAGTCGATCATTGATACCGCGCAATTCCTCGGCAACTCCCTCACGGCGGTCTTCCGTGGTGTTCAATCTGTAGTCGCGGGGCTGGTCGCTGCGGTCGCGGCAGCTTCCACCTGGGTGCTGGAGTTGACGGCTACTTCGGTCAGGGCGCTGGAGATGGTAGGGCTGGCATCCGAGGCACAGGTGGCGCAGGCCAAGGCGCGGGCCGAAGCTGCCCGCGCAACGCTCAATGACCTGAACGCGGATGCAGTGCGCTATGCCCAGCAGGCTGCTGCCGCTGCCAAGGATGCCTTCAACGCCTTCGACAACAGCGATAAGGCTGCACAGAAGGCCGCCAAGTCGGCTGCTAAGCAGGCCGCTGCCTCTGAGGCTGCGGCCATTGCTGCCAAGAAGCAGGCCGAGGAAGAAGAGAAGGCCGCCAGGGAGGCAGCCGATGCGGCCGCCAAACGCCAGAAGGCACTGGAAAACGCCGCCACATCTCTGGGCACTTCGATGGGCGAACTGTCCAGTGGTATCGCAGACAGCGAGCAGGAAGCCCTTGATGCCTTCGCCACGCTGGCGGCCAGTGGTGAATTGAGCGCGGCGCAGCTGGCGACTGCCTTCGAGAAGGCGCAGGACAAGATCAAGTCTGACAAGGGGATCGCCGCCCTCAAGGATCAGGTCGATGGGCTGGTGAATGATGGTGTGACCGGTGCGGATGCCCTCGCGAACAAGTGGAAGTCTGCCGGTGCCCGTCTGGCCAAGGACATGGGCACCACCCTGGAAGAGATTCGCACTGGTATCACCGAGGCGGAACGCTCGGCCATTGATGCCTTCACCAAGATCGCCTCTACCGGCGAGCTTTCCGCCAAGGAGCTGAGCCGTGCCTATGTCGGCGCCAAGGAGCAGATCAGCTCTGACGAGGGCATCAAGGCTTTCGGCGCGGTTCTCGATGGGCTGGTCAAGGATGGCGTGACCGGGGCTCTCACGCTCAAGGCGCAGTGGATCGAGGCGCAGGAAGCCGCGGCCAAGGCAGCCCGGGACACGGGAGACAAGGCGCAGCAGGCCTCTGCCGACACGGCCAAGACGGTGGAGGCCTCTGTCACGCGCAGCGCCCAGACCATTGCCCAGCTGATGAGCAATGCCCTGCACGAGACGGAAGAGCAGATGCGGTCACTCAGTGACGCCGCCTATCAGGCCTTCGCGACTGACTGGGGGATCGACACCCAGGCCGAAGGCATCGAGGGCATGCAGGACCGCATTGCCGAGTTGGATCATGAAATCGGTGATCTTCGCGACAACCTCGCCACCCGTCTCGACTCCACTGGCTTCACGGCCTGGATGACGGACCTCGCCACCACGTCACGTCAAACCGAGATCGCCTTCCTCGGGCAGAAGATCGCCGTGGAATCACTGACCGATCAGATCGAGGCAGGACGGGCGCCAGCCAGCGCACTCTCGCAGGACATGGACGACCTCTCACGCCGCTTCGACCTGCTCGATGAGTCGGACCTTTCCGGTCTCGAAAGCTCTATCCAGTCGGTGCGCAGTCAGGTCGAGTCGCTGTCAGACAGCGTGAGTGACACCTTGGCCAGTCTGCGCTCGGAACTCGCCAGCCTGCAGGGCGATAGCGCCCAGGTAGAGGCGCTGCGCTATCAGCAGCAACAGGCCGAGCTTCAGGAGGCGCTCAACGCCGCCCGGGCATTGGGCGATGCTCAGACCATCAGCGCGGCACAGGAGTCGCTGCGGCTGGCGGAACGCGCCCACGATCTTCGCCTTGAGGATATCCGCGCCCAGTCCGAGCAGGAGAAGCAGCAGGCCTTGGCCGATGAGGCTGAGCGTCAGCGCAACGTGCAGGAGGCCGAGGTCACCCAGCGCGAGAACAATCGTGACGCCCAGAACCGTACCAGCCAGCTCACCCAGTCGGTACAGGCCCAGCGCCGCGTGGCGGTGGATCTCAACATCGCCGGCCAGCAGGTCACGCTGAACGGGGTGGATGAGAGCGAGGCCGATGCCTTCCTTGATCGATTGACCCAAGCCTCACGCACGACGGCCCGCCGCTGATGGCGGGCGTTTCATTTCTATCGAGAGAACGCCATGGCGATCACCCTTGAGGGCATTGTGCTGCCCGATGACATCCAGTGGACCGATGAGCTGGTGTCCCACAGCGTCGGCCAGGTGCAGACACCCACGCTGACCGGGGCACTCATCATCGAGGAGTCTGCGCAGGCGGCAGGGCGCCCCATCACCCTCGCCAGCGGCAACGGGGCCTGGGTAACCCGCGCCACCGCGTTGGCCCTCACTGAGCTGGCAGCCACGCCGCGGCCAGACGGCACGCCCATGACGCTCACCTGGGGCGATGGGCAAACATTCGATTGCGTGTTTGATCGTGCCAGTGGTGAGGCGGTCACGGCCACCGAGGTCTATCGCCTCGCCGCTGGCGGCCAGGGGCCGGATCACCCCTACACCATCACGCTGCGTCTGATCACTGCCTGATTCTCACCTTCCTGCTGGAGCCAGCCCAATGGCCGACGAAACAATCCATAGCGGCGACATCCGCATCCTGCAGTCCGAGCGCATGACCGACAACGCCGATGGCGGTGGCCGGCTGACTGGCCGCCCCGTGACCGATGGCGCGAGCAATGACATCTTTGATGACATCTCTGACCTCGATCGTGCCGCGGGGCGCACCTCGCTGCGCAAAGTTGGCGCCGGCGTGCTGACCGACAACACCGCCCAATATTTCGGCGCGCACGCGATCATTGACCAGGTGCCGGCTGATCCGAATGTCAGCGTGGTGATGTTCGACACGGGCTCGCCATCTGATGAGCGTGCCGAGTCCCGCGATTATGTCGAGAGCTATGTGACCGCCGGCGCGACCTCGCGCATGACGCTGCTGGGCGATCAGCTGGCCGGCCAGCGCAGCATCATCACGTTTCAGATGCCAGAGGCCACGCTGCCCGATCTGGGCGATGTGCTGGCGCTGATGACCGAGCAGGGCGATGCCGCCGGCGAGGTCCAATATGTGCGCATCAGTGAGATAGATCACGAGATCCGAACCTTTGAGTACATGAACGGCAGCAACGTGCAGACGTTCGAGCGCCGCGTGCTGACCCTTGGGATCTCGACCGCGCTGCGCCAGCGCGTCTATGGCGTGCAGCCTCAGCCTGGCACCGTGAACCCCGATACCGTGATCCGCGAGGGGCAGAGCACCGATGCCGCCCGTTACTATGGCGTCAGCACCCTGACCCAGCCGGCCACCTTCGGGGCCAATAGCGTCACCGTGGCCAGCACCTATGCGCCGCTTGTGCCGGCGACCACCACCGAGCAGGCGGTGACCGATGTGCAGGTGGGCGGCACGGCCACCATCAGCGTCAGCAGCGGTGGCTCGACCTTCGAGGTGGCGCAGATCGCCAGCACCACCCAGATCGCTATCGAGCTGAATAATCGTGGCTTCACCTATGTCAGCCGCCTGGACCCGCTGCCGGCACCTGGCAGCGTGGTGATCGCATATCGCTCGCTGGGCAAGTGGTATGAATTGCGCGATTCAGACGCCAATGGCGATCTAAGCGGCAGTGGTGCGGGGCGCGTGGACTACGCCACCGGATCTGTCAGCGTGACGCTGGGCGGCCTGCCTGATGTCGGCAGTTCGGTGCTGTTCAGCTGGGGCACGCCGGCCCACTATGAGGACCGCGCCGGCCAGGCCACCATCGACAAGCCCTGGATGACGTTCGTGCTCGATCACGCCGGCGTGATGCCTGGCAGCGTTACCGTGCGCTGGATCTCTGGCGGCAGCGAGCAGACGGCCACCGATGATGGCCTGGGGAGC